TACATTAAAATTAAATTGCCTTATCCTTATTGTCCATAACCCACGCGATAACTTAACAAAACATAAATATTCCCCGTTTTCATCAGGCAATCTATCGGAGCATTTAATCCAGTTATTCATCTTTATTTTCACGCTTTTCCATCAATTCAATATATTTATCCCAACCATGTTGTTTAGCGTATTTAACATGGTCTAAGCATCCTTGCATCATGGCGCCTGTAGCCTCACCATTTATTGCTGCATTCATATAGTCAGTTAATTTTTTTGCATCTTCGTTATCTTCAACAATCAAACCAAAAACATTTTTAAATCCATGAAATTTAGGGTCAGCATCTTTATGGTTATCAAACCATTCAAGGCCAGAAATAACCATCTTCTTGCATCCTTCTTCATATTCCCCACCTAAACCTGATATTTCATCGCATTTATCGGTATATTTATATTTCGACATTTTTATTCCTTACATATTCATTACTTTGAGCATTGTATACGTATTTTTCTGAAAAATTAGGGGCACACCAATAGCACAGTGATTGTGCCTCCATAAAACTATAAGCTATTTTTTGCGGGTCATGCCTATCAGGATTAATTATTTTATCTTCTTCATGCCTTCGCGCACGTCTTTCTTGTGGTGTTTCTAAGTGAAATTCATTCATAAATAATCCACATACCTTTTGCATCGCTTACACCATGCTTTATCTTTGTAAAACGCATGCCATTTGTAAATATTAGAAGCGCTTTCACGTGATTTTTGATGCCCTATTAAAAAACATATGAGAGATTTAATCATTTACTATTTCCATTATTTTTCTATAGATAATTTAGAAAGATAAAGTGCATGTTCAGTATTTCTAAAATGTTTAACAAGCTCACTCGGTGTAATGTCACGATCAGTTGAAAAAATGTAAGATAATAAATCTCTTAATAAACAAATATCATTACTTTTATTATACGGGTGTTGGACTATATATTTTATTACTTCATGTTCATGGTTCATCGCTCAAACCCTTCATTAAATTTAACTGGAAACTTCGGTAAACTTTGCCAGCACTTTACCAGTTCTTTAGAGCATTTAATTTCAATGTCATTGCTTGTGTTTACATTTGTAATCCATTCCCAATGTCCATCATGCGCAACGACAACCCTAGCTAAAATTGCTGGAACATAGTGATCACACGGGCATGCAGACTTGAGGACGCATAACACGGGCACGCCTATCTTGGGTAGTTTTGTATTAACGCTAATCCAGTTATTCATTCATTGCTCCAAAATACAATGCAGTATTAGTCGTTATCTTCACTTGCTTCAATGCTTCTTTAATATCATCAACTGTAGGTTCAGCATCATTATCCCTTGCGGCAGTAAAATATCCGCTTAACCAAAATATAAATTGTTCAGGTGTCATTATTTTTCATACCTTATTCTTCGTAAACAGTAATGTAGTCATATTTTTCTATGGCTTCTATTAATGTATCAGCATCCTTAATGCCTGCATCGCGTAAACCTTCAAGATAAGGAATGTCACAATGCGTAAAATTTTTATTATTTTTTTCTGCTCTCCTAAGAAAATACTTTAATTCATCTGCTAATGATTGGCCTACATTATAAGTAGGTTGCCATTTAAGATTCATAGACATACTTTTTCATACCTTATTACGTAATACGTTATAGTGTTATAAGTTGATAACAAAATAATCATGTGATTAACTTATAACAACTAACGATAATCAGTATTATGAATATCAAAGTTTAAGTGATGAACAATCTATTACTAAACCCTTATTAGGAATCATGGTGTGCTGCACTTCAATTGTAGGGGATTTATGTACCCTAAATCGACTATCTTTTATGGTCTTAGAGAGGGAGACAACATTGGCTTGCTTGTTATGGCAAACCTTAACGCCTTGGTCTGCTTTGGATATTAATACTTGATATGACTGGTTTCCTACTATCTGCACATAAGACTCTGCTTGCAATCCTAATTGATTGGCTAGCTTCCTTCCCACATACAAATGTAAAACCTTACTTACTTCCTTATTCTTTTTCTCTGAAACACTTACCCTTGCATAAGTTTTATCTTCACTTAATTTATTATTCTTCTCAAACACAAATTCAAACCAATTATTATCCACTATCATTGTAAAACTCCTTTTTTAATTAAATCATCCACATCAATAATGACTTGCTTATGTTCAATAAATAAATTTCTATACGTGAACATCTGGTTATCAAACATGCAGTCACATTCCAAATTATATGCGTTACCTTCGTACTTAAACTCACCCTTGTACTGCCACCACTTACCGTAGGGTTTACGCGCAACGAAGTCGAACAAGTATGAGATTATTTCCTGCTTGAGTTTAGGCATATCCTTGACACGTTCAAACTTTAATTTATCGAACATTATTTGCATCCACCATTTAGGACTTTATAAGCATGACTTGCTATCTCGCTTCTGTTTGGATTATTTGATATCTCTATTTCATGCTTAAGGTTTGCGTTTTCATCTTTTAACTTTTTATTTTCTTTTCTGCATTCAATTAAATTATTATTCAATAAATTAATTGTACTGCAATGTTCAACAATTTGAATGTAATATGCCTTATTAGTTTCATTTAACCTCTCTATCTCTATTTGCTGATTTTGTAATGATTCAAGCTGATTATTATTTCTTTGCTCAAGCTTTACGGCATTTAAATTAACTTCCGATAATTCTTTCTCATGGTCGCAACACCATAGCTTGCCTTCTTCATATTCTTCATCATCCAACAAAGACTCCACTCTATCTTCTAATCCTTTATGTTCAATCTTATGCTTAATTTTATACTCTTCTAGCTCATTCACTCTTCTATTTAATTCAACAACAGCATCATAAATTTGATTGAAACATATCACGGCAAATATCCCTCTAATCTACAATCAATAAATTTTTTTAGCTTCTCAACGCGACCACACTTTATCATTTCCAAAGGTGAAATACCGCCCAAAGATGGATTATTAGCCTTAAACCATAACCATGTCTTAGCCGTATCACCATTGAAATAATTTTTAATCTTATCAAAATAAATTTGGGGTATCATGCAGCTTCTTGTGGTTGAGTTGTATCATTAACAGGAGGTGGGAGAGGTGGTGCTTGAATAAGACTGATAGCTTCGCGGTAACACATATAACCCACGTTAAAAAACCTTACTGCATCTGGACTAAATTGGTTATCCAATTGATGGATTGTACCCATGAATGATTTATAATTAAAATTTAACTCAGATAATAACCTTTCTTTTAATTGTTCAACAATCTCTGTCATTTCTTCTTCCTTAATTTTTTGAGGGTTTCAGCTAACCTTGCCCTCTTCCCTAATTTGCCGCCTTTCTTAGCTGCCTTCGCTAATTTTTTTGCAGGTATTTTCTTACCCTTTTTTACACCTAATTCTTTTCTCAACGCACCTTTTTTCTTTATGGCTTTTTGTATCCATTTCTCAGCCATGATTAATCACTCCTTGATTATCATTCATGCGTTTGAAATCATTTTCAAGCTTTTCACACTTCATTAATAACTCATTAATAATTCCTGCATCGGCACCAAAATCTTCACGAAAACATCTTTCCAATAACCATGCTTGTGATTGCCAATTTGGTATTGCTTTCTTAATATTAGCCTGTAATTTCCTTATCTCTTCACTCTGCGCACTCTTTACATCGTAAAAAAACTTGGCTTTTTCCGTGAGATTGCCCGCTTCTATATCTGCACGACCATCAGTTAGCCAATTATGCAAAGTTTGCCTAGTAATACGGGCAGCACCAGCTACTTGATTAAGCACTAAAACATCTTCAATGGCTTGCAAGATAACCTTTGTCATCTCTGCACCGAATAATGTTGGCCTACCTCCAGCGTGTGTCATTCGCAAATTCCTTTTGCTAATGTTAAATAAGTTAGGGGCATTGCGCCCCTACCCTTCTTATCTCATAGGCTCATAATTGTAGTAATTATTTTTGCCTTTCTTCACCTTCTTAAATTCACCTTTCTTCTTTGGTTTAACCGTATCATCTTTTGCAGTTACCATTGATTTAGGCGAAGGTTTAGAATCATGACGTTCTCCCCCGTCATAATATGTGAGCGTGTGAATCATGCGTGTAGTACGCATTATTTCATCCCACCATCAAAATAAGAAACATTGTAATGTCCCATATCATTCATTGCGCGCTTCGCATTAGCGTGATGTTTAGCATGGTCAATCCGATCAACCATGTGATGATCAACCATACCTTTGTTTGCGCCTGGGCGTTCTGCTGCTTTATTTCCACCTTGATTGGCATCAATTTCAACAGCTTTTTTAGCGGGTTTATTTACTGTGATTGCGTCCATGTCTTTACATCTCCTTGAGTGTTTCGTGATGAACCGAAAAAGAAATCAATGATAGTTTGCCATTTACTTGCCAACATTCCAACTAACATACTCAACAGGTTTTTTTCATCCCCATTCAGTTGCCATGGCATGAATAATAAAAACAGCGCTGCAAAAAATCCAAGCGTCACCAAATAAGCCATATTCTTTAAAAACCTAGGGCTAAATTCGATAACATCTCTTAAGCCAACCATTGATAAACTCTCCCTTACCAAGACCGCGATAGAACTCCGCACGTGTAGCCATTAGCGTCATCAATAGAAACGCACAATGATTAATCTCGCTTATCGTCCTTTCCCCCATAATACCATCATCGACTAACCTTTTATTTTCATCCATGAGTGGCCAAGTTGATCGTTGCACCATTTTCACGCCTGTGCCTATCCCATGGTTAACGCAGCAATCAAAAATGTAATTAGCCCTATCTTGATTCGTTATCATCTCAAACGGGGCTATATCCCAAAATTCGCCACGATAAATGGCTATCGCCCTATCCTCATTTATTTCCCTTACATCATCAGGGGTTAAATCGCCAAAGAACCCATATTTTCTCAACGACTCAACCGGCAATGACTGCAAAAAACGCAGGGAAATACCAAAATTTGTGGCCAGCCCATCATCATGCGGATTGTCAACGTAGCCACCTTCATTTGACAATATAAATTGTACTGCCTTATCAAAATTTGCCATACTTAGCCACGCGTCCAATTCATATTCGCTTGCACCCCTTTATTCTGTATGCCAAAGCGTTGTTTCCAGCGTGATTCATGTTCGGCAAACCACTGCTTCCTCTGCGCATCGCTTAAGTCTAACCAAGTTTGTCCGGGCTGCACTGGAAAACCTTTCGATACTTTTTTGTAACTCGGCTGGCTGCTAAAACCCATGTTTACTTGCGGCGGATTACCAACAGCGGGACTGGGTGCAACTGGCACTAATCCTGCCAAGGCTTCCTTGACTGCTGCTGCGATTAATTCTTGGATTGTAGGCTCTGCAGGGGCTTCTTGCGTGACTGGTACGGTTTGCTTCACTTCTACTACATCCACGTCATGTACAACATTAACTTCTTTATTCATGCTCTTACTTCTCCGTGTATTTTTGGACATAATTTATCAATTCCTTAGCACCTTTAGCTTCAAACCAAGCATAACCTTCCCTAACAAAAATGTCTCGCCAGTATTTCTGTGCGACTGACAGCACCCCACCAGATTCCCTCTTTAGCTCAATATACAGCCCGTGGTAACCCTTTCTCGCCAGTGGTATGCAGATATCCGGCACACCTGCTTTAACGCCCATAGCTTTGAGCTTATACGCTTCCTCTTTCCTCCTATACCCACCATTTGGGATATGAAAGTAGGGTATGCCAGCCTTATCGAGCCAAGTAGCCGCCCAAATCTGCTCCTGTTCCTCCGTGGGCTTCGCAGGTTGGACGATCTTTTCTTCCCCACCCTTGGGTAGCGGTAAATCCAAAGTACTGCCATAGAGAGATTTTACAGCCTTAAAATAACTTCCTTTCATTTTGGCATCCTTGCCGGTTAGTCAATCCTAAGTGATTTTCCACTCATGGTTAGGGTCAGGCACAAAAACCATACTTAAACATTCCCCTTCCCCGTCCCACATCTCCCTGTGTCGAACAATCCAGCCATTAAATACTTTCGCCCTATGGGTTTCGCGCATTTTACCTGTAAATATTTCTTGCCACTCAAACTTCATTTTTAACTCCTATTTTTTGATTAAAACTGACAGCACTGACAGTGCTGACAGTACTGACAGTCGTTTTCTAAATACCCCAAAATTACCATTTTACCCCCTTTTTCCTACTTTTCCCCTTATATACAATATATACTGTCAGTACTGTCAGTATAACTGTATATATATGTTTTTAGAGAAATTTTTTGGCCGACAGTACATTTTTTGAACTGGCAGTACTGACAGTTTGAACTGTCAGTAAATGCTGACGGTACAAAATTTGAACTGTCAGACTATGAAATTTCGCTGACAGTCTATACTCTAAAATTAGCAGGCACTTCTCTCATTCTTTCCCCTTTTTTACCGTTTCTAATGGCTTTTTTACCTGTAATTTTAGTTAAGAGACGGCTCACCTTATTGGCTGATTTTTGATCAATAGGCTTCCATTGAATAGCTTCAAGGATTTCTGTAACAGTCATCTTTTTGGTAAGTGGGGTATCCCAATTAAAGGCTGACAGTAGTTTCTCCTCAAGAGGGTCAATCTGCTCATGTTCCTCATTCAATTGGTTAACTTCTGACTGTAAATTAGAATTTAGGTAAGTTAATGAACCACCCTTCCATTCATGATAAACCTCAGCCCATACCTGCTGCATGTCAAAATTGTGCTGATAATTGATTTCTAGCGCTTCTATTGTCCACCAACGACGATTTCCTGTATCATCTACCAAATAATTAGATTTATTTACAGTGGCAATATAGGCAGTTCGACGCGGGCGCGTCTGGTCTAAACGGGCGTAAGGATTACGTATATTATCCGACTTCATGGTGATATAACTTTTGATTCTGGCGATATCTGCACTTTTATAGGTGGCATCTAACTCACCTAACTCTACAATCCAATATTGGGATAATGCTATGACGCAATCCTTATAAGATGGATCAAGAATGGCGCCATCTTTTATTGCCCCACAATTAATAGGGTCGAGAGATTTAACCCAAGCAGTCTTTCCTATACCTTGATCGCCTTGTAAAACAATAGCACCATGATTGGTAAAACCATCAATACTATGCGCAGCAGCAATAGCAGCGGTCATCCATGTGCGAATTAACTTATTACTTAATTTTTGATCGTTAGATTTTATTGTCTCAACAAATGAATCTAATCTTTTAACCCCATCCCATATTTTTGATTTAACACAATCAACAATAGGATGATAAGAGTTTCTCATCGCAATAGTTTGCAAATGTTCATTCAATAATTTGGTAGGCATATCATTCAAAGTTGAAAGATAATGCACTCGCATTAATGATTCATTTTCTAAATCCTCTGGTGAGATATGATGCCCAGGAATAGTTATCTCCCTGCGCCTTGTCATTAAATTATATTTAATTTGGGCATTAAATTTAGATAAAAGCCATTTTAGATTTTCAAAAGTATCTAGCACTTTTATTTTTATTTCTTTGGTGAGGGGAATTTCTTTGACTTGAGGATATTCAGACAAAGCATAAATTAATTTATGCTTCATACTTTCATCATCATTATTTTTATCATATCCTTTTTTAACACTATCAATTTCTTCTTTTGTAAAAGTTTTATCAGGTCGCCTATTATCTTCGGACATATTAAAAATCCTTTTTGAAAATGGTTAAGAGGTTAAGAATTGATATAAGAGTTACGCGTGCAGCACCATTAGAAAATAAAATACTAACAATGGTATCAATATAATCATTTGTGACAGGGCTGGTTTCAATCATAAGAATATCGCAGGCATTAACAGGCCAATCATAATTAGCAGCACAATCATTAGGAGGTAAAACGATAGTTCTATCAGGACGGGCAATGGTTGAACTTTTACCCTTTTCCCAAGATTTATTCCCAATAAATAAATAAACTGAATTAGTTGGTAATTTTCCAGACTCAAGGAGTGCTTTAAGCGGTTTAGCGTAGGGAGCGGATTTACGTTTCAATTTCTTTCCTTAAAGAGTATTTAAAGTATTGCAATCTCACGCTTTTACTTTAAAATTACCCTTGCTATGTATATGGATTTACGAACTTGAGGCGAGTGACTAGCTCGCCTTTTGTCAAATCAGATTACTCCCACATCCCGCATAAATATATAGGACATTCCCTCATGAAAGAGAAAGACAAAAAGAAAAAAGTTGCAAAGAAAAAGAAGTAATATATGATGCGCCTTCACAAAGTAAGTTTGATCGTAGCCCGCTGGTCAAGCAGCGGGTTTCCCCTTCCCTCTAAAGCAACTTAATATCTAAATTATTCTTTCTCGCAAATTCATCTATCTTCTTTAAGATTGAATAATTTGGTGATCTAATTCCCAATTCATATGCTGAAATTGTATTTTGTTTACAACCAATTTGGTCAGCTAATGCTTGCTGAGATAAGCGCAATTCCCATCTTATTTTTTTTATCATATCGCTAAAATCCATAACACTCTCCTTATTGAATGGGTTGCATCATATATTATCACATATCATATTTGCAATATCTCGTTTCGTGTACCACAAAAATAGTTGACATCATCCTGTGATGTGCTAATCTAACCTCGTTATCAACTAGTGATGAGGAAATAAAAATGTTAAACCCGTATAATAGTGAACATGAGGAAGCCTTAATGGTTTCCTATTATGGTGAAAATACTAATGATTTAGTTTACTGTGAGTTGTGTCAGGACAGGCACGAAGATTTACAAGGAGTTGTATAATGAATACCCGCAAATACATCAAATTATTTTTACTTGATGAAGCCGTTAAAGTTAAGGGCGAATATCAACTAGACATTTCTTACCTTCCTGAATATGAATTAAAGAGATTCATTGACCATGCGATTGACCACGATATTACTTTACGTGAATTAGTCTTAGATCGCTTGCAAGAATTGGTTAATGAAAATTTACCCATCATTGAAGCCCAACAAAAATATGATTCCGGTTTACGCCCAGTACATGACGCAGTGAATGGTGAAGTAACGTGGATAAATAGAGGTGCAGCATGAGTAATACATCGATCATTATGGGTGAAAGCGGTACAGGCAAATCAACATCAATACGTAATTTAAACCCAGAAGAAACATTTATTATCAATGTTCTTAACAAGCCCCTACCATTCAGGGGCTACAAGGGAATGTACACTCGCGTATCACCAGACGGTGCAACGGGAAACTATTACGCTTCGACCAATTACGACCATATTAAATTGGTAATCAAAAAGGTTGATAGTACACGCCCAGACATTAAAACCCTTATCTTGGATGACTTTCAGTACCTAATGGCTGATGAATTTATGGGTCGCTGCATGGAGCGTGGCTTTGATAAATTTGCAGAGATGGGTAACCATGCTTACCAATTATTAAAGATGTTACCAACACTCCGCGAGGATTTAGATATTTTTATCCTCACCCATTCTGAACCGAATGAAACTGGAAAGATGAAGATTAAGACGGTAGGAAAGATGATTGATAATGTGATCGTCATTGAAGGTTTATATTCCACTGTTTTACAAACAGAAGTAGCAGACGGGAAATATACTTTTATTACCCAAGGCGATGCGAGACATATCGCCAAAAGTCCACTTGGGATGTTCGAGAATAGAAACATTCCGAATGATTTAGCTTTTGTTAAAGAAAAGATGAATAGTTACTTTAATGGGGATATCGCGGTATGAAGGTTTATATTGTCACTGAGATTCAAAATTATGAAGATCACATTTGCTTAGGAGTTTTTGCAAATGAAAAAGATGCTATTCAAATGGCACTTGAGTGCGACTTAAATCCAAAGCATGTAATAAAAGAACATGAGGTAATTGAATAATGAAACTATTTGAAATTGCTACCCAGTACGAAAGTATTCTATCTAACACATTTGACCAAGAGACTGGCGTTATTAATGAAGATGCGTTAGTTAAGTTAGATGAATTAACCGTTACATTTGAAGATAAAAGTATTGCCGTTGCATCTTATATTAAAAATTTAGATGCAGAGCGTAAGGCCATTGAGGAAGCGAAGAAGGCAATGGCAGAGAGGGAATCGCGTCTTGATAGGCGCGTTACTTATCTAACATCCTATCTTCAATCCAATATGGAAAGGTGCGGGATAACTGAAATTAATTGCCCTTACTTCGCAATTAAATTAAAGAAGTGTCCTGTATCAGTCGATGTGATTGACGAAAATTCCATACCTGAAACTTATAAAAAATCTAAAATGTTGGTCAGTGTGGATAAAGTTAAGTTAAAGGAAGAAATGCTAGCGGGCGTGATCGTGCAAGGTGCAGCATTAAAACAAAATATGCGATTAGAAATTAAATAAGGAGTTTTACAATGACGTTAGGATATACAAAGTTAACAGAGGAACAAGATAAGTTGCGTGGGTTAATCTCTGAGGGTGAATATGTCGCCATCATTGATAAGGCAGAGCTTAAAACATCTAAACAAAAGTTAGATAAGAATGGCCAACCATTACCAACCTTCAAAATGTTGCAACTTGACTTAATCATTGCTGACGCGAATGGTCGAGAAAGAAAGTTAAAAGATTGGGTTATGTTAGAAGGTGAAATGGCGTGGAAATTCCGCCACCTTTGTCTAGCACTTGATCTAGGCGATCTATATGAAAATGATTTGGTAGATATAGGCCATTTATTAAATAAGCCGCTCACTCTCAATATTACTATCAGCAAGGGTAAGGATAATAATAATGTTGAAGTGATGCGTAATAACATCACTGACTATCTAAAAATCGTCTCTAGCAATACAGAGGAATTTATTGATAGCGATATCCCATTGTAAAAACTCTCTCCCTGCGTTAAATTTGGCGGTTTGCGAAGGATGCGCAGGGATGGTTTCACGATGTTGTTTCACGGATGTAAGGGTTGAGGGTTGTACCACGCATTACTATGTATGTAATGGATGTAATTGCCCGACTGATTTGACCAGCAAAGTTAAAGAGACGTGGGAACAATTTAAGAGTAATCAAGAAAAGGGTAACTCTTAAATGGCTTCCGATGATACGCGCGAAAGTTTATTGGTTACTTACTTTAGAATATCTCTGCCAACTTAAGCTCTGGTATGAGTGCCGACCAAGTATGTTAAACCTAGGAAGCCATTTAAGAGCGTTTCCTACCCATGCCCTAAGTGAATAGGTAGGTCTAGGCTGTCAAATTAAGCGCCTGATGAGAGAGTAACGCCTCGAAATGCAAGTGCATAGCGTAGAGTTCTCCACGGCAGCTACGATGAGAACACGGTTAGGGCAAGAATTATGGCCGACGATATTGAATAAAGTCGTGTACCTGTAAAGTACGCTAATTAAGTGACTTGGGTAATAGGTGCGCCTTCCTTATCCTAGAGAAAATAGGCCACCAGTTTTGTGTAGCCAAAAGTCCAAGTTGGTATGCACAATGGGCGACGATACTTATTCCGTACATATCTTTACGTAAGACAGTGCGGTCAATCACTGAGATATAGGGAAAATAGCCCAAAAGATTTATGCTAGCCCAGTGGATAGCCTCATCACTAAGTTTATCCCATGCTCCCTGAAAGCAGGGCTAGCGCCAAATAAGGAAAGAAAATGGAAGTTAAAATTAAATGCAGGGATTGCAAGAAACTATTCTATGCAAAATCTCCAACTGATAAATCAAATTTTGATAATACTACACTGATCATGAAAAAAGTTTGTGATCAATGCCAAGGAGAGAAAAATGCCAGCAAAATCAAAAGCTCAACTTAAAAAATTATTTATCTTAGAAAAACAAGGTAAATTAAAAAAAGGGACAGCTAAAGAATGGGCAAACGCTACTCCTAACATTAAAGCATTACCAACGCATGTTAAAAAAAAGAAAAAAGGAAAGAAAAAGAAAAATGCAAAACGTAAGTAAATTTATATTTTTTTTGGTAATTTTCTTTTCTGTTGTTTTATTTTTATATTGGAATCAGGATCAAAAAAATGATCATTGCGAATTAGTTAAAATTGGCAATGCGTTTGATGTTGGTGAAATTTGTTAAGATAAAATATATTCAATTAAAAAAAAGAAAAAAGCCGCTAATTAAACGGCTTTAATTTTTATCTTGGACGTCTAGCCCATATTTTTCCTGAGCCTTCCAAGGTAGATATTGCAAACGCCGTAGTACAGGAAAGATAAATATTTCCCGGAGCAGACATTTTAACTTGGGTACTAGGGACAACAAACCCTAAATTATTTGCGCCTAATGCAAGGGCTGTTGAAAAGAACTGGGAAGCGGTATAAGCACCATTAGGGAAGGTTGCTGAAGTTGTATTAATCCAACCTTGTAAAAGTGTGGTTGTCGTTCCAGTATCACCTAAGAAATTCACATTCCCTTCCACATTCCAATCACCAGCGCCAACTGCAATAACGGCAATATCAGTAGGTGTTCCAGTAGTTAAATTAACACCTGCACCTTGCAATATAACAGCTTCTATTTCTTCGCCCAAAAATCCAGCTGCAGCATCATCATTTGTTTGTGTGCCATAAACTTGGGAACTATAACTGAAAGCAGGGTTAATTAATTCCCATACTGTACCATCATATTCTAATATGGAAATTTTATTAGCTATCATCATTCCAGAAATTAAGGGTAAACCATTATATTCTATGGCTACAGCCCCACCACCATTAAAATTTAATGTGCTAGCACCAGTATTGGTATTAGCAGGAAGGAATATAACTTGTGTACCTGCAAAAGGCGCTACAGAAGGTTGTCCAGCATAAACCCCTCCGGCAGTTGCAACATACACATCCGCAGCAACGCCCGCATCTGGATAAAATAAATATTGTCCTTGCGTAACATATTTAGGTGTTAAACCAGCATTCAATGGATTCATTAATTGCCAAGAAGTTCCTGCGCCATCTGCTACGCACATACAGGGAACATTCGCAGCAATATCACCAGCAGCATTAGGCGTACCGTTATAACTATAAACTGATAAAGGCGTACCACCATTTAAGGCGATAGTTGAAGATCCAGAAAGACTGCCATTAGCAGGATTAAAACACAAAATCATATTGGGATAAGGAGTGGTAATAGCAGGAGTAACAGCAATGTCATAAGCATCTGCAGCACCACTATCCACTCCTGAATTAAACGCATTAGATTGGACTTGGACATCAGTGACAGTGCCTGATCCTGCTATTTGTGGATTAATTAACTGGAAATTATCATTATCAGCAGAATAAACAACAATCATATTTGTACCAGCAACAATATCATTAAGGACTAATGCGGCTTGTCCTTGCTTCACAAGTGCTTTTGCGCCAAAGCCAGCATCTAATGTTGATGCACCTGTACAGTTATTTGCAGGATTAAAAACAATCGTTAAATTATCTGTGTAAGCAATCACAGTCGAAGGCAAGCCCACAACATATGCATCAGCACTACCTGCATCTGTTAAAGCTACATAATAAGTCTGCATTGATATGCGCGGGTTTTCTAATAACCATGCAGGAATAGCGCTATTCCAAGTAACATTCGCTAAAGTATTGGTATCTAAATCGCCAGCTAATAACGTACCACCATTCATCAATTGAATGACTGTAGCGCCATTACTATTTAAATCCAAAGTGGGAACAGGTGAAGTGTTAGCACCACTAGGTATAAATGAAACCCTTAAACCATCATTAAGCACTGGTACAGGGGAAAGGTCTACAACAAAAGCATTGGTTGATCCAGCCTCAGTACCAGAATTAAATGCATCCGTTTGAACTTGGCTTGGGGTTGCACCAGTAGCACCTGCTAATGCAGAATTCATTAATTGGAATTCAGTGCCATTATAAGCAAAGGTAGCAATCATGCCGGAAAGTAATGCACCGCCTCCCAATGCTGAACCATCTGGGTTTACGATATTCTTAGCAGGATTTGAATCTACGGTTAAAGTAGAGGCACCTGTATTGTCGTTATCAATTAATACATCAATCTTAAAATCAGCAACTAATGACGAAATTACGGGTGAAAAAACGACTGCATATGCATCAGCCGCGCCTACATCAACCGCATAGTTATAACCTTTAATGACAGGTGAAGTATTACCTACAAATTGTCCGGTTCCCGTTGTTCCGCTTAATGGTGAATTAACTGCGCTATTAGTAGCCATTTTACATATCCTTATGCAACCGTGATAATCCCAACAACCGCCTCGACGACAAATTCTGCATCAGGCACAACGCATCTTAATGTCACACAATCAAACTTATTTGTTGATGCAATATGCCCTGTAGACAGCGTAACACCATCAGCACCAACGTGTATGGTTTGTCCTAACCCTACATTGACACGCCAACCGCCATCACCAAAACCTGTTACCTTAATCGTGTCACCAAATCCGCATGTGGCGGGAAGTGTAAAGGTAACTAATCCCACGTTATCTGGTACATACCCATGGTTAGGTAACATAGCCTGAGTAGTACCCGTCACATCTACCCAGACAAGGCCAGATTGAATTTGGGCTGAGATACTAGCTAATATTTGCGACCAAAGGACGGCTGAATTATCACTACCACCATAAGGAGAAAGGCCAAGATAAACCAATGCAGTTAATGGTATGGGCGATACAGTAGGGTTTCCATCATAAACTTGCTTAACATTTGCTGACATGAATAAATCCTTTTATCCAAGTAGTAAGAGATTCGTACCATCCAATAATAAAAAATCCGTACCATCTAATAATAAGAAATTATTAGTTACCGGTGGAGTACTACCAGCACCATTATTTATCCAATATTGAATGGGCAACAAGTAAGATATTAAATGCTGGAAAAAGTGCATAAATTATCCCCTTACGGTGTATTGTATTTCTGGTTAACAGCAGCCCAAACCATACCACCTGCCGTGGTTGACCTTGGCGTACCATTAACGGTGGCGGCAGATAAAATCCTACCAGCACCTAAAATATAAGTGAAATTAGCTTGGGCATTGGGAAACCATTGTGCTTGGCCTTTATTATTTTCCCAAACAATATCGCCCGCAGTTCCTACCGTTATATAGGCAGCAACAAGGGTTAATCCATTATTGGTAAAAGGAGTATCAAGGGTAACGGCATCAGAATAGCTTGGCGGGAATCCCCATGTAATCATTGCTAACTACCTCCGTGTAGTTAATTCATATAAAACACATCATAACTTTGCTCGCTAATCATATCACCTTGAATAGCGAGGGTCATTGTTTGGAAAGAATCTACGCCATGACTAGCCCAGTTATGCACTGGCCTATTTTTGTATGTTCCTAGTTTAACATCAAATTCTTTAGAATAGTTAGAAAGGCAGTCAATCAAGCGTTGGGTATTTTCCTTGTTAAATTCACAAAGGTATAATTCACGACGCATCGCTTCAATGGCATTTTCCTTGCTCGTAGGACGGGGAACAATAAAAGCCTTCTCTCCCATTTCTTGCATAAAATCTAAAGTATTTTTTCCAGTATTAAAGTCTCTCTTTTGTCCATCATGTGGAATGAAATGATATTTAAATGGAAGGTTGTATAAATTACAAAATCGTCGCACTTCATCAATGTAATATTTTAAATCCCTATTATTATTTTCCATGTAACCAATTATTAATGGCTTCCAATAATTTTCCACTCGCTTAACTTGGAATAAAGTAATAGCAGTACAATCGTTCATGCCAATGTCAAAAGCAGAATAAACATTTGCAGATGGAATCATTAAATTTGAAATTAATTTATTTGTTTCATAAATATTATTTACTGCGTGTGCAAAATATTTTGTTTCTTGGTTAACTTGTACCACGCCATAATATTCTTGTTGGATTAAATATTCTGGCATACCTGATCGTCGATCTTCTTCAATCATTTCATCCGTGATGTAACGATTTCCATTTTCATCAACTAAATTAATAATTGAATCAACACGACAATACCAATTTTTATCGTCTTTATTATTTTGTATCATTTGGTAAAAATGATTTTGTCCATCAAAGGTTGATTGCCCAATCATCCATCCACCATTTTGCCTCAACGCTGGCATCATGACATAACATACACGCGGATCTTGAAACGCAAATTCTGAAAAAACAATTCCGCGCGGATTTGTACCGCGCAATTTATCTGGATCAATGTCACTACCAACAATCCAAATAACAGAACCATTCACCAATTTAATTTTCATTTCAGCATTATTAATATTTAATAATAATCTTTTATGAATCATTTCTAAAAATTTAACGCTGCGACCATCAGGCATTAATATTGCGCCATCCCACAACACTGCTCTTGCGCGAACATTTGTTGGGTACACCATCATGTATAATCCGGGTGACTCAACTGCACTTTCTAAAATAATATTCCACGACTCAACTTCTTTTCCTGAACGCCTTGGCCTCTCAACTAAAACCCTTTTCATTCCATTGATAAACATCTCAATAGCGAGTTCTTCTTGGTATGGCCTGAAGGGAATATAAGGGAGTTTAGTTGTCATTCCATCATCAAAAGTGATGAATAAGTTAGCCTTCCCATCCCGCTTCAATGTATAGCGATTAAAGGCCATGCTTGATATAGATTCGGACATTTCATCCAGTCTTGATGATATTTTTCGCAATAAACTCATGTTTTATTGTTCCACGTAGAACCTATAACCCTATGAATTCACATTCAAAAGTAGAGGCTAAAATAGTAGAATCGACAACCGTATTGTTGGCTAAATTAAGTATATAAATGGTGTAAACATCATTAAGGGCGCATAAATCTGTAATCGTTCCATTAATGATATTAGTTACAGAATCTTGAACTGCATAACCCAAATATTTAAATTCAACGCCATTTTTATATAAGATAATAACGCAGTTATCATCTGAGTTTGCAGCGGGCGTACAAGTAACGATAGAAGAAAAACGATAATAACCTGCTTTATTAATTTTAAAACCTTTATCAGATGCCGAAAATAAAGCGGATGGATCAAAGAATGCAGTACCAAAATTTATTTTTGTATAAACATCAGCAGTAATATTTTGGTTTACAGAAACATAAAGGCTTCCACCATAAAAATGGTTATTATTAAAAACATCAGTTTCAAGTGTAGCAATGTCAGTAGTATTTGTATCAACATTAGAATTAATTAAAGTGAGATTTGCATCAACAGTGGTTGCTGTTGTACGTAACACATCATAATAACCAACTAACCTTGCACCATCTGTGCCTGCTGAATTATTTGCAAGTAATGCTTGAAGTACGCTCGCGCTTGGCGATGATGCAAGTGGTGCAGTTGTTACACCACTACCACTTCCAATCCATACATAATTTTGTGCGAGTGTTGGTAATTGAGTCGCGCTTGTTGCACTTGGCAAATAAGAATTGATGATGTAAGAAAGATTTCTTTCTAATGCGTAATCTTTATTTTGTTGTATGAGTAATAACAACCTATCCAATGCATTATCTAAATTAACACCATTGAAAGTCTGCGCATCTGCAAAGTTTGTTGTTAATGATGCAGCAACGTTCCTATTAATCGTTAAGTAGTAACCTGTAGTCGGTGTAAATAATAAAGTAATGTAACCACCAGTAATTGGGTCAGCATTATAAGTGACAGTGTAATCAGAATTGTATGCAAGGATATCCGATGTTGGTACGGGAATTGCATTTGATGCCTGATAATAAACATCAATATCTGTTGGTAGTGGCGCATAAAATGCAAACGTATAAATTGTTTGCGCTGAGTTCGCAACATATTGGACAATTGTTTCTTGCTGTGGAATGGTTGTCATGGTTGATATCCTTATCTACCAAAATAATGTTTTTGTCCCGGCTCTAAATATCCTTTTTCACCCATCGCTTGTCTAACCATTGGCGATAGAAGTGGCGTTGTATTAATAGGAAGTACATATGACATTGTATCTTTAAAATGTTTTTTTGCTGCCTTTAAATTTCCTTGCGATAAAGACACTAATGTTGATAGCGCATTACCAATTAACCGACTGGTTGGCGAACCTAATAAACTCCAAATCATATCTGCATTTTGATGTCTCGGGTCTAACACACCCATGAATAAAGATAAGCCCGGCTGGGATAACTCAATTAAAAACTTCTCTGCTTGTGGCAAGCTCATTTTAGATAGGTCAGGCATGGATTTACCCATAGTCATATTTTCCAGCCACATAGCGCCAAAAGCTAATGGCATAGCGCCAATTAATTGCGCTGTAGCCCACGCTAGTTTTTGTTGGTTAGCATCTGCATTTTTATAACCTTGAATGTAAACTTTATCTAAATTGGTAAAACTAAACATTTTAAACTGAGTAACCACTCTTAATGGAGCGCCCAGCGCATCACCGGCATTTGTTCCTCTCAATATGAATGCCCTTTCAAATTCACTAGGATTAAGCACCATATTTTCACTGGCAATCTGAGCCATAGCATTTACTTTACGGTGGAGATCATTCCTAACTTCATTTAGGGGTCGAGTCTTTGGGGATGACTCATAAAAATCCTTAACCTCTTTCTCTGTTAAGGCTTCAACATTATCAATGGTAAATAATTTATTTTTTGTTTTACCACGTAATAAATCCCATTCTGCTGGCTCTAGAAATTTAGCTACCCAATTTTTTGTCGCCAAGGGTAAATCTTTAAATGATTTTTTGGCATTCCGACCTAATCCTTTGCAAACGAGTGATACACCGCTGACCTTATTCCCAAGGTCAAAATAATGAAGGCCAAAGAATTTAAAGTAAGCCGTCGATATTTTATTCACAACATCACTTGAGCTATTCGCCTCCATGACTTTACCCATATAACCCAAATGTTCCCTAAATAACCCAGCATATAATTTAGCTATGTGCTTTCTTTCTGCTGATGGGTATAAGTTAAAGATATTCTTTAAGTGAACACCCCACGCCTCAAAATAATTAAACCCGTGATTCATAGCAAAAATGGCTTGAGCATTAATATCAGGAACACTTCTAAGTACAATAGAAGGGAGCCTAGACATAGCCGTGAAAGAATTTACATTAGCAACGATATTAGCCAATCGTGGGCTGGTTGAAGTAGAACTGCCACCTAAGACTTGCTGGAAATATAACTCTGCGTTTTTATTCCAAGTGCGTCGCTTCGGATCAACCTCATGCTGCACCTTTTTAAGGGTTAGGAACGCCGTATAAGGCGAGTCTCCAACCATGCGAGCCATACCTATTTGCCTGCCTGACGCTTGCATATCGCGCATCATAGCGCCGTATAGATTGCCCTGACCATATTCTTTATTGTACTCAATGAAGTCACGCATAGACTTAGGTTGTAACCTACGACGTGATTTATTTTGTATCGCAATACGATCATTCACCACTAATGACTGTGTGAATATCTCACTTTCATTTGTAGTGATACCGTCATACATATCACCAATAATTTTATTTAATTCTTTTTCACTTAAATCTGCATCAGAGGATATTAAGTCAAACCTTTTCTTAATCGTCTCAATCCATTTAGACTTAGCTGCATCAGTTGAGAATTTTTCTGTTGACCTTGCTTCATTAATTCCACTACGACCTCCCATGATTAATTTGTCACTATCATGGATATTCCTAAAATGCCTATCTTCATTGATATGCTCAAATGGCATAGCGTTGGAAGTTATTAATTCTTGGTTACGTTCAGGGAAATAAACGTCTTTCCAAAGTTTAGCTATTTTATTCGCCTCTGGACTATCTACTTTTTTACCGTCAAAAGCATCTGCAATAGTTAAATCATTTTCACCAGAAGTAAGATACTGTGTTTCTTCACGTGATACCTTATTAAAAAAAGTAGACTCTAACGTTTGTCTCGCATCAGACTGAGCTGCCGCTATATTATTACCTTGGTTTTTTGCTCTCTTAATTGATATATTTTTTAAGTTAGCTTTTCCAGATCTAATCTCACCAGCTAAATGATCAATCTTCATGGCATTATTAGCGGCAGTCATGGTCGATTCAAAGTAAGATTTCAACCTCTCATCATTAATTTCTTCCATAGCCTTTTTGTAAGCACTGGCATTGCTCATATTTTTATATAATTTAGCTTTCTTAAATACGTCATTAATATATTGCTTCAATTCTTCCTTATCAAATCCTTTAAGCGCCGTTAGCGCACCGTCTAAGCAATCCTTGCTTATCTTCATTACTGGCTCCCTAACACGCAATTAATAAGGGATTGGAATATACCTTCTGATTTCTTAAATTCTTGGAATTTTTCCTTGGCCTTTTCATATTCTTCCCTAACTTCTTCATGCTCAATACTTTCCATCATCCTATCTTGTTCAGCTAAAATGACATCCGCATCTGCTGGAACACTCCTATCAATTTGTTCTCTATTCGCGAATGGCGAATGATCTTCAATCTTTTGTTTAATGCGTTCTTGTAAATAATTCGTCACCTTTCCACTATCAGCCGCCGCAGCCATATTATTATCGGCAATATCCAACATTGATTTTGCAAGGTCACGGTAAGCTGCTTGCCTATTAATATCATCCTCAAGGTGAACCCTATCTAATAGAGTCTTTGCTGGGTGCCATACGTCTGCCAAGTCTTGCAGGCGATGGTATTCAGGGGTAGATTTAAACCCTTCTTCCAAAGGCAACAATTCATCCTTGATAGATTTTAATTCTTCCATTGCAGATTTTAATGGGGTCAATGAACCCCTTATATCTTCAACCTTTTTATTATTTTCTTGCATTGCCTTGGTTAATTTTGAATTACCAGTTCTTTCATATTCATCAAATAATTTCTTATTCTTTCTTTCCAATACATCTATTTTCTTTTCAACCTCAAGCCTTTCTTTAACTTCGCGTGGGAGTGCAAACGGTAATTGATCTTTAGTACCATGCTTCAATGCAATATCTAAAAGTGATTGTTGGTCAAAAGGGAGAGCGCCATGTGGCATTGATACATGCTCACCAACTAATCTGTCAGCCGCCCCTAGGATAGCTTCTTTTTCACCAAGTCTTTTGTCTGCATGTTCAACATAGCCACGAACACCATCCAAAAGGTTAGGCTTGTTACGCATCTCATCTATACCCGCTTGCACAGTGAAATCTGATAGCGCAGTACGGTGTTCTTCCGGTATATGGTCTGCAACCAATTGGTCAATGGTAGCTGATTGAAGGTTATTAATTTGGTCACGGTTTAATATTTCAAATTGGGCGGTATCGTTCGCATGGTCAACATTGTGACCTTGTTCCTCAACATACTTATTCGCCCTTTCTTGATACTTCCTTGCATTAGCCCTTCCCTCTGGTGTGACCGACATATTCATATCGTGCATGAATTGTGCGGTATCTTTATCAATCGCACCTTCATCAACCATCTTATTAATTTCATCAGGTGTAATAGGCGTATTTCCAGCCCTACCACGCAGCCTATTAACATTCGCCTTCAATATTCCCCAAGCAAATGGGATTGTGCCTACTGCCATGCCAAAGACGCCACCAGCACCGAGGCTTGTAGCCATACCTTTAATATCATGTACGCCAGTTTCAGCATTGAAGTTATCAATGGTTGCTTGCGGTAATGCCACACCTGCGCCTATACCGAACCCCTTAGCCCATTCTTGACCTATCAACCCCATGGATAAGGTTTGCTTATCAGCCTCTGATCCAATTACCTTGGGGATATACTTAGCAAGTGGCTCCTTTAAAAGCTCAGTGATAGGTTTCCTAGTAATGCTAGGGGCGATATAACCCAATGCCTTGGAGATAGGCTTAGCGGCCAACCCGCCAGCTTCAGCTAATAAAAACGTAACAGGGTTTAATGATTGACCGACCATGTTGGCTATTTCATTTGTGCCCCATTGTACCCAACCCACTTCTGGATTTTCATTTCCCCTTTTGATAGCCTCATATGTTGCCTGCGCTGTTTTACCCCGTGGCGACTCGCTATATTCTTTATCAAAGGAATTGATGGCATATGGTGCAGTCGCAACACCTAATGAAAGGTTATTCCAGACTGAATTAGCAACGGAAGGCCTATGGGTTAAATTGTCGGATATAATCTTTTCATCAGAAGCTACCTCTCCACGATTAGTCAACATTACCTTCCCCTACATTGAGTTTAAGTAACTGTTCCTCTGGAGATAAATAATCCGTAAATGTTTTAGTTTTCTTCTCTAATTTCTTAATGACCTTTGCCTTTTCTTCCTTTACCTTCCTAGCATTTAATTTCGCCGCAGATATAACTTCACTACTCAATGGTGCACGAAATAAAACATTCCCGTTAGGGTCTTTAGCTACCAAGATATTATTAGGGAGAACCGTTGCCATTAAAGGTGCTTGGGATTTCAATTGAATAAGCGTTGCTTCACCCACACGCTTACTTAATCCTTCCCAGCCTTTTTGGATGGCATAATTAGCCACATAATCCATTGTCTCTTTTTCTAAATTAATTTGTTTCTTGTTAACGATATAATTTGTTCCAGACATAGGCTCATATGATTTATTAATGAAATTAGCAACTGACCTCACATTTTGTATTGAACCATACGTGGACATGCTATCTTTTTCCATCGTAAATTGTCCGTTCTTTTCTGATAAAAATTTCGCATAGTTAATACCTGAACGAATTAAATTCTCATTTAATATCGTACTTTCATCTGCGGTATTTTGTGCGCGAATGATGTTAGTTGCATTTATGATTTGTGTATTAATTTGGTTCTTCAAATAATCATCTGAAATTTTATCTTGCGTATGTAAATCAATCTCAGTGTACTTCCTGCCTTTTTGGTTAGCCGTAATAAAATCAATTTGCTCTTGTTCAGTTTGCCCTGAACCTGCCATAGCTAAAGTTTGTAATACTGCCCTTTGCTGTGGATCTTTAATTTCTGACGCAAACTGTAATTTATTTTGCGGGGAATATTGTTTAAAAGTATTGTATGCAGCCATTGCATTACCTTCACCTACATTAAACCCATTAGATACAACCGCTAAATCTTGGCTAGGGATTACATGGTAATTAGGCCAGTGATGGGCTTCTGCATAAGCGACGCCATTATTCACGTATTGGTTTTTTGATTGAGCGATACCTTCATTAATACTTTTAATTTCTTCCGTATTTTCTGGATCAGTATTTTGTAATTTATTATTAAAGAAAGCCATTTGGTCAGAATAATTCCTAACAATCTGGCCGCCATAAGTTGTACGTGCCATTAATTTTTGGGAATTACCATTCTCAACATCATTCACATATGAATTTAAGGCTCTCTTTTCAGAAGTAGACGCATAATCATCACGATATTTTAATTCATTTAACCTCGCCAATATCGTAGGCATAGGCGCATTACTATCAATTAAACCATCCGCCTTACGCATACCATTGATAGATAATTTATATTGCAACCTCTGGTTAACAGTCATATTTTCATAAGTGCGCATATCAGCAAAGCGATGTTGCTGCAAGCTATCCATTGCACCTTGAAAAGTCCTATCCGATGAATGATGGTCAATCAAAAACCTAGTTGTTTCATCTGCGGGATAATTAATATTCTTTGTTTTATCCTTATCTAAAGGATTAGACATGACTGCATGATAATTTTGCGGCGTGTGAAGTTCTGGATTATTAACTAGGTCATGAAAATCTTTTGCTACGTCAACCATACTACTCATTGACTGGAATGCTGCACCCGCTTGAAGGGCGGTAAGTGAACCAGTCAATACTAAAGTTTGTAAATGCTTTGTTAATGATTCTTGGTAAGACTCTATTTGTTTAGGTGTCCCAGTAGCTAATAAATCCTTAAACGCATTTAATTGGTTAGGCCAATTCTTATAATGTTCAAACGAAGCACCTATTTGTGATTGCTTAACTTCTGCTTTTACGGCATCCAGCTCGGTAGAATTAGCTGTCTTATCTGCGTACCTATCTAGCTTCGCCCTATCTGCATCGTTCACATAAGCAATGGATTTAACTTTCTCTAAACTATCCCTAGCAGTCTGGGCGTGTTTAGCGGCATTGGCTGGGTCAGTCAAGATAGCTTCTTGGGCTGATAAAGCTAATTGGTCAACGTTAGCAACGGATGATAAATACATCGCATTACTTTTACTTTCTTCTATCTTTTCAACTTCTTTAACGGCACCTTGAGATATCGCACCTAATGTCTTAGCAAAGGCTTCGTAACTTTCAGCACCTGATGCCACATTTTGTTTATTTAATAATGGATATTCTTCTTTAAATTGAGGAATCTCAGCCATTAATTAACTCCTCTTACTTGGCATTTTTGCATAAATACCAGCAATAGATGACGTCGCTTGCGCTACATCCCCAAATAATTGGGCATACAAAGTATCTTGAACCATCTGCTTCTCAACTTTTGCATTATATTGTTCAAGCTCACCTTCAATGGCAAGGTTCTTTCCTTTTCGACTTCCAATATTAACTGTATTCCTTTGTATCGCATTAAAAGATGGGGATGAAAATGCCGTGCCAGTCGTAGTCATATGCGCTTCTTGGGCATCTAAAACCTTCTGCATGACAGAATAATTTTCTAGTGTTTTTTGTTGGGTTTGTACTTCTGATTGCTTAGCCTGAATATCCAATGCTTTTTCTTTTAAGCCAGCCGCCTTAGTTTGGGCATAAGCTTCACCCGCAGCCGATACCGCAGCAACTACCAAAACAGCCGTTTCCATTCCCATAATTCCTCCTTAAATAACCGCTCCAGCTATCTGGTAACCTATAGCAAGTATTTGCAGGTCAAAGGGTGAGGATTGGGTAATTGAGATAATGGGAACGCCATTGCTATCAAACCGATTCCATCCGTAAACCGGGGTAATAATTGCTGTATCAGTTTTAGGCGTAAGCGGCAATCCAGCCTGTATTTCTGCAAATGTCTGATATGGGACTAGCTTACCATTGATGTTGAAATCCAGCGAGTTGTAATAGTCAACGTAAAGTCGTACCACTTGTTTTTTAAATGGTGATGCAATTGGGTCAACAAATGGGTACATAGGGATGACTTCATTGTTATATAATAACCCTATCTGCACTATGACCGTGCCTGTTTGCGGGAAATCTACAGTAATCTCCCCACCTACCACCAAATACTCACCAAAATCCTGATTCTGATAAACCACCTGCACCGTATAACCATTTAATAAATCTAATCCTGTTACTAAGCCAGTATTATCCATTGCCATGGGGAAGCGACAGTCTATTCGCGTATCTTCTGCAAATTTCTCAATGGTATACTCACTGGTAAGGGAATAAAATTTGAGTATATAAACTGAATTATTTATCGTTACTATATCAACCAGTTCCACATTATCTTGAAATTCTATTGGCGAGAAAGCTGCTAGCTTATATTCTGATGCAAATTGAAACGCAGTAATCGTATCGTCAGATTTATTCAATAAGTAAACGAAATTATCTTGCGATGTATCGCTGCCACGTAATAAAGCCCTTGAATCAGGCGCTTTAATCAAGTGTGAACTTGCTACCGATACGTTAGTTGACTGGTACGTTAATCCTATCCCATTAAAATGGAAGTTAATAAAAGCGATTCCCGTTTTATTAATGTAATACGAATCATTGATATAACTAATCGGCTTAAATAAATTTGATGCCCCATAGGATGATTGCTGCCTAATGGAAAAGCTAGCCGGTGTAAGGGCTATATTTTGGTCTTGTGGACAAGCAAATTCATTGTTTTGGCTGAATATTTCTAACTGCTTACCAGCATTTAACCAAAGGATTGAACCTGAGTCTGTCTGGCCAATCGTATAAACAATCGCATCGGTATCACGCCCTGTTCCAACATCAAAGTTAATAGGGCTATTGATATGTGATCCAAAGATAGTATTTGATAAGGATGGAGTATTGGCAAACCATAACCTATTCTGGAAAAACAATGTCTTAGCCGGATATCCTAAAGCCGCACTCCAAGCAGGTTGTCGTATGGAATATTGCGAACCAGAAGTGGAATATCCTACCGTTAAAAATGGTATCTGTATTAAAACCCTAAAAGTGACATCTGCACCCGGACTAGCTTGGGTCACTGTCTCTATAATTCCATACCCAATAGGGTCAATTTCAGTAGCACCACCACCAATTATTTCACCACCTACCCATGCGTTATCGTAAACCGTACCAGCAGGAAGCCCAGCAAATTTAATATCTAATTCTGTTGTCCCTACCGGGGTAATGGTTACCGTCGTCGCATTATAATTAATGGTATTAAAGTCATAAGAAGGTTGCGGATAAATATTCAAGTATTCAAATGTAAAGGTAGGATAGCCCATTCCATATGCTGATATGAAAATCCTAGCAGGTTTATACAATGAATTAGTTAAAATTAATGCGTCACTGTCCTGCGTATAATCAATAAAATCTAGGTCAGCACTTTGGTAGGGCATACCAGAAATATCTTGGACAAAGATAAAATCATCAGGATCAGTTGTTGCTGAGAAAACTGCCCACGAGCCACCACTACGGGAAACTATTGCGTAATAATTTCCATCCTTATCTACAAATTCATAAATATGTGAATTAGGCTCACAATAATCAGTAATAAGCGCAACCAAGGATGTACCTTTTCGCTTCCTTGCCAATCCTGTCGTGCCCACTTCCATGTTTTTTAAACTTTGGCATGCAGTTAGGTACTCAGCTATATCAGTCCTTTTCCAAACTAACCTGTCTACTTCGCCAAAAGTAAAGGTTGTCTGGCGTTGCATTGTTGTCGTCATAGCTCATCCTTGCGCTATACAAACGTAACCCTATCATAGTCATTATATGGGGTTGTCATCACCGATCTTTCCATATCATTTTCTAGTATCGCCTTAGTCCTAGCGTCCAGATATTCTTTATAGAGATAAGCTGCTAATTGAGTGTTATTAGTGAGAGTTGGCGCACATTTTGATGCCGCATACAACACAATCTGCCTAGCAACCAATGGAGGCCAATATTGAAAATCAATGTCATTCGCTATGTAGTAGTATTGAACGGGTAACGTTTGCGCTAACAGCAAACCATCCCATATAGCATAAATAGGCCATTGCGACCCAGTATCAGCCCATTTAAAAAACTTACCGTAATTTCCCGGCAATTGATAAGAATAAACATAATCAGGAGAAAAGTTTACTGTTTCAGGGGAATAATTAGCTACATATACAACCGCAAAATTCCAGTTATAGTCCAGCAAGACTTCCTTGTATAACTCCAATATCTTATTTGAAACAATAATTGCTTCATCACTATCAGTAACCGCAACAACCGGTAACTTCCCCAATTCTGAGAGTGCCCTATTGGTTAACTCAACTAATGATGGCATGGAATACTCCCAAAAAAAGGGGGAGTAAGGAATCTCCCCCGACGTGGATTACGCTGTGGCAATAATGCGATAGTGGATTTTAACAACAAAGGTAGAGTCACCAGTTGTAAATGCGCCTGTTTGGTTACTTAGGTATAAGCCTTTATTGACAGAAGTTGTAAACGGAGCAAGCACCACGCCACCGTTAAACTTAAATGTCGTACTAGCAGCAGCTTGGAAATCAGCAGCAGCTTCGCTGTTGGTTGCCAATACACCAGCACCATGGACTGTGTTGTCATACTGTGCAGCTACAACACCACCAGCGGCATAGTTAGCAGACACGTAGGTCATTACTAATTCCATCTGGTCAACAATAATTAAATTATTAGCACCGGGAGCCGCGATCAACAATTTAGGCGCTGCATACATGCCATTAAACTCAGCCGCAGTAACCGCAACACTCTCATAACGAGTTAAATTGTTCACATTAAAGCCTGAATCAGTGCCTATACTTCCATTCGTATCACCTGCTAGTAAGATACTACCTGCCGTATAGGATGCTGGCGCACCATCAACTGAAGCAACGTAAGACTTAGTATTGTCTGTTACGTCTTTCGCAGCCGCTTGGCCTAAGCCTGTTAGGACGGATGTTAAACCCCAATTTGGCGCAGAATATGTCACCATAAACTCACCAAGTGTAGACGCTTCACCCGTGTTTAATGGGAATGTAGAGGTATCAGAATAATTGATGTAAATAACATCATTCTTTTTAATACGGGCAGAAAGGTCATTCATATAACCCGTTGCCGTAATCGTTCCGAGGTTATCGGCTGTAGACGCCACATAGATATTAGGCGCTGTCCCCGGTAAACCCCCTGTTACTTGTTCAAAACTTCCAAAATTTGACATAGCTAAATCCTTTTAATTAGTTAGCAACATAAGGGTTATCAACAGTTATCAACGCAATACCATTGTCTTGAATCACTTGTGCGCCAGAAGTCATAACCGTTAATAATTCCCAACGATCATTTTGCGGAACCCATGTGATAGAGGTCTGCACGTCACGGTTGAATATCTGCACCATGGCTTCTTTATTGACTAACGGGGTGAGGTAGGTGTCTATACTCATTGCAGTCGTGAAAGGAATGGTGTTGATACCGTTACTTCCTAGAGTGCGGATATCGACGCCTAAATAAGAAACTAATTGATTGTCAACCAAAGGACGGCGGTCGTTATAGAACAAGTTAACAACACGATCATCATTCAACATGGATTGCTTGGTAATGGCTGGCAGCCATAAGGAGCAAGCGTGATTCATTACATCAACGCCTTGATCTTCCAAGTAAGATAATGCTTGGGCAAGCTTTCCTTCGTTCATGCCGGTGTTTACACCAACCGTTTTAGGCACTGTAAAAATGCCGCCAATACCGGTATAGGTGAAGAGGGAGTTAATCTTAATGTAGTCGCACATACGGCCTGCGGCTTTAGCATGTAACTTTGCATGGTCTACGATTTTATCGTATGCGAATAAGGTCTTTTCACCGCCACCAATAACTGTTTTAAGCGCATAGTTATAAGGAACAACCATAACGTTAGTTGGGTTAACCGGTGTGACTGGAATGTCAACAGGCGCATAGGTCTGTTGTTGCATTTCGATGATATCGGAGACAGGTACGTTGGTTGCATCACCAGTCGTGCCGTGACGTTCTTCAATGGTGTTCATTAAGAACTGGTGATTTTGGAACTTGATTGTTACTTCCGTGTCGAACAATTGCGACGCGGTATCGAAATTGATTTGGTTTGTCATCCTGACAGCTCCCAATAGAGTCAATAAAGCTATGCAATTGCATAGCAATTCATTGAGCATCTATCAGGTTACCGACGTATCAGGCTGATAATGTTCTTGATCGTATTTAAGAGGTTGCCACTATTGTAGGCTCTCAAATAGATGATTAAATCCTACTCCTAAAAGCTAATTACCGTCAACTACTAGCACCACGCCTTTGGACGGCTTGTTGGCTAACTAAATTCATGTACCTACCTATATCCCTCGTGGATTTAGTCTTTTCTTTTTGCTCATAAGCCTTCCTAACATCTTCATCAGTCACGGAATAATTAACAGGTGGAGGTGTGTTCCTCATGCCCGGAACTTGGTTATTCAATAATTGGTTGCGATGGTTTAATGCGGCTTGCCTAGCTTCTTTGTTCACGACCAACGTCTTTAACACTTCCTGTCCCAACTCCTTGGGGTAATGCTTGCTAATATAGTCATTCAATATATTAAGCGTCTCTTCGCCCATGTCTTTCTTGGCTTGTTCAAACCCCTGCTTCTTCCCTTCTATCCTTGCCCTTTCACCCGCAATGAATCGCTCATATTGTGATTGATTCATTCCTGCATCCTTGGCGCGTTTCTTGATATCTGAAATCCTTTCATCTTCAAGGTCTATGCCAACAGGGTTTAAATAATCATCCGGTACAGCACTTAATTCTTCCACTTTCTTTTTCAAGTTATTATTTTCATCATATACGGCGGCTGCATTTTTATAGCCTACTTCTAAATCTTCCACCGTCTTAAATTTCCCTGCATAAAGGGTTTCGCCTTCGTTACTCATCCGTTACTGATTCCTTCAATAATTTATCCACACTTAATAACGCCCGTTGTACATCCCTCCACACCGAGCGCCTTCCATCATAAAACGCAAAGCCAACCCCGCCAAATTCCTTCTCTCGCGGCTCATCCATGAAAGTCTCAAGCATCATGCCATCCAAGACTTTGCGCCCTAACTCATTTACCTGATAGAGCATAAAGAGATCATGCTCTGCCTGACTTATCTTTTTTGCCTTCAATAATTCTTCGATCATATTGTAATGCCCGGGTTCTCAGGAAACTTAACCGCACCGGCTGCCGTAGATGGTGAAGGCTGAGGCAATGCGCCCAATTGTTGCTGTTCGCCCAATGTCCCCAAGAATTTCTTAATATCTTCATCCTTAGCAAATAACTTACGTGGAAGGTTGAGCTTAGCTGTTAAGAACTCATTCACTTCAAATATATTCGCACTGGCTAATGCTGCACCCTGACCAAAGAATTGTTGCTTGATCTGCATATTCGTAATGAAGTGGTTAAGGTCAGCTTGATTTTGTAAGTCATACAGCGGAGAAACGTAATCAAACTTAAGTTTCCTCGTTGAGAAGCCCGGAATTGATTGCCTACTTTTAACTAGCAATCCCCTCTCATTCAATATCTTAGAGGAGACATCAAATATCTGCTTAGGCAATTCATTAATCAAGCGGCTTATGTCTGTAGCACTTGTGCGTTGCGCCCTATTCTCACGAATGGAAATCTCCGTGGCACTTCGTACAGGTGTTTGCAATTCCCCTAATGGATCAACCTGAAATCCACGTTGTATCGCTTCCTGTAAGTGTACTATCTGCTGGAATACGTCTGGATATTCTGGCATCTGCAATGCTTCCATCGGGTTACGGCCTTGCGGATTACGCGCAATCATGGCACCTGACCATTGACGAATTGAATTAGGGTTGAAATACGTACCCGCATCGTAAAACATAGGTGGATTAGCCTTAAATGCCATATTCTTACGTGAATCCATCGTAATCTGGTTAACATCCTTGATAGTAGGTAGCATATCAACACCAACACCACGCCCTTCAGCCTCACCCGGCCTAACTCGATCACGATAAACTATGATCTGGTTATAACTTCTTTCTGCATCAAAGAGTAATGCCTCTGGGTCATCATCCATCACTGCATAAATATAGAAATGATCATCATCATATTTAATCTGGCCAAAGTTAACCGTAAATACTTCGTCCGGTTCTTGGTGTAAGGTTTCCTTAAGCTTTCCATTGTAAGCCGGATAGTCCTTTAAGATAGCCCTCGCCGTCATCTTCTGCGCAAACCAGCAAGTATTTATGACATCGTCCGTAGAATATTCAATATACAAAGCGACAGCAGGAATAGAGCGGAAGTATAGAGGCACTTCATCCGACTGAGATTCAACCCAAATAGCCCCAGTCCCTCCCACCAAATCAAGATTTGAACTAGAAACAACCCGACTAAGGTTAGATTCATTAAGGTAAAAAAAGATTCTATCATTGATTTCGTCCATGGTTTCTTGGGCGTTGCGGATTAACTCAGGGTCATATAAGTGGGGGTCGAGCATAAGTTTTCCCCATACCCTGTCTTTAGGTAGGAGTAAACCGTGTAAATCATTAGCCCGCTGATAAGCAGCGAGCATAGCTGTATTATCCCAGATTTGCTGAGTAACTGGCTTACCATCATCACGATAATTAAACTTAACGTTAAAAGCATCACGGTCAGGAATAACATACCAGTACAACTCCTTGTATAAGGCTAGCCACCTATCTTTATATTGCCTTGCTTCCCAAAAACGGCGATATAGCTTCTGCAAATCTTCCATGTATAACCCATCCTTGGTTATTTAATACCTTGACGACGCCTTCGTTCATTCTTTGACTCAAGGAAACGAGGAAAATTATCTAATGCTTGTTTCCTCTTGGCATTTTCCCTATCAGTAGCCCTATCGTTAGGCGAGTTATAAGAAGGCGACCAACTCTGCCCCCCTTGACCACGTATGATTTCCAATCTTTGCTGATAGAGCGCATCACGCTTTTGTTCAAGCTCGGCTTGGTTTTCTTGAATCTGCTGATTCATTAATGCAGCTTGTTGTTCCGCCGAATTATCACTGCTGAAAAATCCCATGCTTGCGTCTCCATACGCTTAATACTTCGTAATTCCTTTTACGCCTTAACCTTAAAAGCTTGCTGTACAAGTGTATAGGATTAAAAGTTAATCCTACATTAACACCCGCAGTATAACGGCATATCTCATTACATGATCGCACCAAGTACGGCTTCCATCTTACCTTGTGCCTATCCTCTACATTAACACTGATTATAGCGCTAATGTCTTTAATTATATGCAATGACCTTATTAATTGCTCACCATTTTGGCAATATATCTTACGGGTAAGGAAACCTGACCGGTCGAAATCGAGCATTATCCAATCTTGCCCATCAAAAGTAATGATATTGCAGTGCTTAAATTCTTTGCTAAAAGCTAGCCTAGCTTGTACACCACTAGCTTTTGAATAAAAGATAAAGACGGCTATCATTAAATATTTTCTAGTTCAGAACAAATATCATCATAAACAGATTGGGCTATCTCTTGGCTTTCCATTTGAAATGAATATTTAGAGTTATGGGCATCAATGTAAATCCGAGCATCTTGCTTAATACCATTAGGGAAAGTTATTTCATCAACTAATGAAATAGAATCAACTTTTTCTAGTACAATTGTTGTGTTTTTAATTTTATATAAATTCATTAAATCATCCTGTTTTTATTCAGCCACATAATGAAAGCTACATTCAAGCAAGCCCACACGCAAATAACCACTATCGCAATCAATGCATAACTCATTTCTTAATCTCGTCCTTTATATACCAAATAGCCTTTTCCAAATCCTCAGTACCATTCTTTAATTGGTAACGCCACAAGTATTTCATGGCATTACCAATGTTGAAGTTCATGTGACGAGTTACATCAATACATTCTATCTGCTTCTCACAACCTGAACATTCAGCTTTGCTTGATGTGTAATGATCTGGGTGATTTACGTTATCGCTCATAAATGCTTACTCAATACACGCTGAACCTTATTTAGTGTTTCAGTATAAAAGATCGCTGATTTGCTAACTTGGTCATGAAGTAGGTCACTTACTTCTATGAATATTTCTTCTCGGTTGTCATTTGCTTTTGAATTATTAATCACATTAAGTGCTAGGTAATAATCCTTTAAGAATGACTTGTGAAGTGATTCTAATCTCTTGGTTAACTTTTCAATCTGATCTGAACATAAACCGCTAAAGTCGTAATCCATTACTTGTATCTCCTTTATTGTTTCCAACATTTTTTATGATAATCTCTAGTTTCCCAATCTTTATGATTCTTACCATTTTTCCTTGCATGACCTATGGCTCTTAGGTATTTTCCGCAAGACTTACATTTTCTTTTAACTGGTTTCTCAGACATTAACCAACCCATTCTCAATTAAATAAATAAGCATTTTTGCGCGTAATTCAGATTCTGTATCTGCCGTCAGATTGAGTAGCATTTTATTCCCATCAGATAATAATTGAACACGATAATATTTTGGATGTTTTGTATAGTTTGGATAATAAAAATCAACACCATCATCGACTGAATATGGAAGCATTTCGCCTAGTTCAGATGAGGTGAAGGCTGAATAACCTAATTGATTTTTAAACCTTGGACTCACTGACCAACTATCTAAATCTGGTCTGTATAACCATTCAAAATAACTCTCTTGTTTAACATTAAGCTCTTTAAGTCTTTTGCATAAATCCAAAGAAGCAACTTGATCTTCTAGTCTCACTTAACACTCCCCACACTTAATACGTTTGTTCCAAGTGTTAATGGCTTCATTTTCTGTCTCAAAATGCTGCATCTCAATCATGCAATTTGTGCATGTACTAAAGAATCTAGTAATAATATTTTTGTGAATACTATTTGCAATATTTATTGAATGATGGCCGATTTCGCCTTCACCACCGCAAAACGGACAAGGTTTAAGGTCATTCATCTTTTAAAAGTCCATTAACTAATTTCTGGTTATGACGAGCTTCTGCTTCTTCACGCGTTTTAAAGTAACCATCTATTCGCTTAGCAGCCGTTTGTGGTGCATCACTGCTTACATACCAATACCCAAGTTCATACAGCTTCTCATTTGTTTGTATGTTAGTTACTTCCATGATTGTATGCGTATGGTATTTAATCATTTGATTGATGCCAATTATTTCGTTGCTCAATAGTCCATATTAATTCTTTAGATATATAAGTAATGGTGTCTAAATAAGCATTCATTTCATCATGATTGAAAATATTTTCTAATGTTTCAATTAAATGCTGTATGCGATCATCTAACCAAAAATGCCTTGGCTTAATTCCTAATGGAGGTTTTTTAGTCGTGGTATTTATCATTCAGGTTTACTCGGCAGTGGTTGCCAATGTGTTACTTTTTTTGTCTCACTAGCATTTGACCACCATACATTAAAATTAAATTGCCTTATCCTTATTGTCCATAACCCACGCGATAACTTAACAAAACATAAATATTCCCCGTTTTCATCAGGCAATCTATCGGAGCATTTAATCCAGTTATTCAT